TCTTTTGATATTCCTAGAGAGAAGCAACTAGGGCACCCAGTTTGTTTATTAACTAGATTACCGATATCCTGCGAATGGGTATGCCCTTTTGAGCAGGTAACTACTGCATTATCTCCTTTTACCTCAATAAGTTCTCTGTCCTGCTCTAGTAATACATTAATAAGTTTAAGTTCAGTTAGTCTTTCATGAGGGTTACTAAGACCCTTATCAGATAGCATGTTATTAATAGCAGATACGGTAGTATTTAGTTCTTTAGCAACTTCTTCCGTAGTACTATACGCTAAAAGTTGGAGTGTTTTATTCACCTGTTCTTCCGTCCAAGTAATTTTAGGTATAATTTTCCTACCCGTTACACACTCCTTACACTTATAACCTCGTTGTATTAAGTTAGTCGCTGTAGCAACATTTTCGTGCCCTTTATCGCACAGAAATGAGACAGTGCCATGGGCCCCTGTATACTCTGATGTAAGAGTAAATTTCCATTTATTCAACAGTTCTTTCGAGTACTGTTCTGTCGTCTTTTTCATAAATTACCTCTGAATAAAAATTATATTATATTAATTTTTGATGAAGAGATCAAGTGCAAATTTTTAATGCTAACAATAAGCCGTGAAGGTATTGATAGATACAGTATTACTGAATTTTCCGCACAGGAACGTTTTATAAAGCTGCCTATCATTAACTATTTAAAACTACTTACTTGGGACGGTAAGTCAGTTTATGATGAAATTAATCGTCCTCAAATAGCATTAATTAATGCTATTAATAATCCTAAGTATAGATTCGTGTGTGCAGCTTTGAGTAGACGTTTAGGAAAAACGTTTATTGCAAACATTATAGGCCAGTTAGTACTTCTAGTTCCTGGATGCAATGTACTAATTATGTCCCCAAACTATAACTTATCCAGTATTTCTTTTGAATTACAACGAAGGCTAATTAAGCATTTCGATCTAGAGGTTGCAAAAGATAACTTAAAAGATAAAGTTATTGAATTAAAAAATGGTTCGACTATTAGAATGGGGTCTATTACAACAGTAGATTCATGCGTAGGTCGAAGCTATGACCTCATCATTTTTGACGAAGCAGCTCTGGGAGCTGATGCAGAAAATGCATTTAACGTTGCATTGCGACCTACTCTAGATAAAGTAAATAGTAAGGCTATCTTTATTAGTACTCCTCGTGGTAAAAAGAACTGGTTTAGTAAATTCTATCATCGTGGATTTAGTGATGCATACCCTCAGTGGGTGTCTTTGCATGCAGATTATACAGAAAATGAGCGTATGACTGAAGCAGACGTTGACGAAGCTAGACGTGCTATGAGTCAGGCTGAATTTGAACAGGAATATCTTGCGTCATTCACTACATTCGAGGGTAGAATTGACCCTTATCTAGACAAACAGACAGTACCATTTGATACTGAGGGCGGTTTAGCTGGCTGGGAATTCTTCGGCGGAATGGATCCTGGATACAAAGATGCTACTGCATTTATTGTAATTGGTTATAATCATAAGCGCGACATTTATTGGGTAGTAGATGAATATCTAGATAGTGAAAGTACTACAGCTCAACATGCTGAAAAGTTTAAAGCTATTATGGATAGATGGGGTTGCGATCCTACGTTTATCGACCCTGCTGCTGCACAGTTTGCAGCCGACTTAGCCTATACGTATGATATAGCTACTTTAAAAGCTAAAAAAGATGTTTTGCCCGGTATTGCGTATTGTCAAACTATTATACAACAAGATCGATTATTCGTATCCCCTAACTGTACACACACGCTAGAGATGCTGGATCAGTACCAATGGGATACTAGAGAAACTTTAACAACTGAAAAACCATTACATAATGAGTTCTCGCACATGGCAGATTCTATGCGCTATTGCCTGTACTCATTAGTGGTCTAAATATTATGACATCAGGAATTTATAAAGCAACGTTTAAAGATGGTAGTATTTATGTAGGTAAATCTATCAATATAGAAAATAGGTGGAAACAGCATACTGACGATATGCTTAAAGGTAGGCATACAAAGCGAATGCAACAAGCATATAACTTGTACGGCTTGCCCGAGTTCCAAACCCTCACACCTTCACACAAGGATCATATAGATATCCTAGAAGGGTACTTTATTAAAGCGTACCAGGATTTGGGGGTTAAATTACTAAACTCTGATAAAGTTGACGCGCCTAGCGCGTCCGACGTAGCTGTTTTTAAAGCGTATACTGATAAACTATTACTATCCACGGCTGATCATATTCGTATGATAGCTCAACTAGAGTACGATACACTACGTTCTAGTAAAGAAATTACTATATTAAAGCAAGATTTAAAAGAAGCTAACGAGTATGTTGAAATTTATGAAGGCAATAATGTATATTGTGATGCTAGATTCAGAAAAGAATTAGCTAAGTTAAAGTTTGAGCATAAAGAACTACTAGTAGATAATGAAACTAATAAACTTAGAGCAAACTTAGCTGAAGCTAAAGTTGCAGAGCAAAAGGCTTTTATTGATAAGATTAAAAGTAATTGGTTTCTACGCTTATTCGTATAAATAAAAAAGCCCGTATATCTATAAGATATACGGGCTTTTTTATTTCAAAATCCAAACATCATTTCCGCAGTCAAATACTCTAAAGTACCCGGCTTTCTCCATAATTTCAAGTTCTGTTAAGTTATCACTATAATGCTCTGGAAACTGAGTTTTTAATAAGTGTTTCTGGCACTGGTATCTAGATAAGGTACTACTAGTACCTTTATGATACACATAGTTTGGATTACTAGTGTGCGAAAACTCAAACCCAAGTTTAGTATATAAATTACCCATACTCCAACGTTTATCGGAATAAGATACCAAACCTTTTGGAGTGTACTTAGATATAAACGCGTTTAATAGTTTTGATGCTCCTCCAACAACTGTAGTATTAAGTTTTGAACAGTACCTAACTAATTCGTACTCACAGTCATTTCTAAACCTAGACTTTGAAAAAGTCATAACAGCCACCAATTCTCCCCCATTCTTAAGCCCAATATTAATTGGTGTAATACTACCACTACCTTGTATGTGGTTATTTGCTAAAAACATTGCAGGAAAACTGATTTCTTCCAAAGTACACTTTCTAGCGTATATCTTGGTAGTTTTATTTAAAATAGAGAGTATACGTGATTTAACTATATCCCGTTTAGTTAACCATTCAGTATCAGTTATTTGTATAAGCCTAAACCCTTCATTTTGTACTAATCTAGTCTTATTTATATGGTAGTCCTTATCTCGTACCTCTTCCCTATGCCAGTAACTACCGTTATACTCAATGGCAATACCTAAGTCCGGCAACACTATATCTAGTTCTTTTGGGCTTATAAGGGTTCTATCATTTGTCTCTATCCACCCAGTATACACGCTTTTGATATACTCAACTAGGTCTTGTTCAGCCCCTGATACACTAGATACAGGCTCACAAGTCCTACATTTAACCCCTGTTCCAGCACCTACATAGTTATTTGGTATAACTGTGTACTCATGTCCACAATTCGCTCTTATTTTCACGTCTACTTGGGTAGTTTCGTACTCATCTAGCAATGTATGTTCATTTTCTAAAAGTTTAGATAGGAACCTAAATTTGACAGAACCTAAGCCCCTACATAGTTGACAGGTTTTACCTATGTTTTCGTACAAGAAGTGGCCTGGATTAATCGTATATACATGTCCGCATTCATTATACTTAACCTCAATGTTAGTTTTAAAATTTTTGTACTCAGATAAAACCTTAACCCCAAAAGACTCTATCTCTTCTACTACTTTATCCTTAGGTACGCCTCTTCTACTTGGGGAACACACCTTACACAGTATATTCCTACCACTAGAGACATCATTAGCCCTACTTACAGTAAACGTATGCCCACAAACTAAGCTTTCCACATCTATGGGACTTAATGCACCCAAGTATTCGCTTTTTAATATGTATCCACGGTCTAAGAACTCTTTTTCTACTTGTTCTTGTGATTTTTTCTTTGCCATAAAAACTCCTTTAACTCGTCTCATATTATAATTATATGTTAAGATAAATAAGTTTTCAAGTGTATTTTTTAATTACCACCAATAGAAATTTATAACTTGACATATTTGTGCTATAGTGCTATAATAGTGGAAATCGAGTTACAGTATGAAAATTTAAATGGCAAAAAATAATGGCAGAAATCGTGACTATACGAAATGGATTCGTGATAAAGCTAAAAAAGCTTATGAAAAAGCTGACTGCTGTGCTATTTGTGGTACAGAAATAGATCTTGAACTTCACCATACACACTCGATTACGCATTTAGCTGCTGACTGGGCAGCAAGAAAAAATTACGATATTTCTACCGATGACGGCATTCTGGCTGTAAGAGATGAATTTATTGCTGAACACCAAAAAGAACTGTATCAAGATGTTTTTACATTGTGTAATCGTCATCATGTAGCTCTACATAAGGTTTACGGTAAATCACCATCAAATTCTAGTGCAGATAAGCAAGGGATTTGGATAGAAAGGCAAAGAGCAAAATTTCTTGGTGGGGGATCTGATCCAACTATTGTGACACCAGATAATTCCATTAGAGCTTTCTCCGCTTTTTACTAGGATAATTTATGGTATGGTATGACCCAACAACTTGGTTTAAAGCTAATCCTGCGCAAGAGTACATAGGTAGACAAGAAGGATCTGTGATTACTACAGATGCAGATATTACGTATGCTCAAGCATTTGATAGGCTAGAAACTGTAAATCGTGGCGTTAGCTTAATTGTTAATGGTTGCGCAAGCCTTGATTTTGATATCAAGGATAAAATAATTCCGGGCGTGGTAGCAGGTATCAGACAAAAACAGTTACAGACCTTGCTTAACACCACCCCGAACCCTTATCAAAGTGTTAATGAGTTTAGACGTGCTATATTTACTGACTATTTACTAGAAGGTAATATATTTATCTACTATGATGGTGTACATTTATACCATTTACCTGCCGCACACGTATTTATTCATACTGACCCTAAAACTTTCGTAGCTAAGTATACTTATAATGGTATTACTGATATGGGTCCAAATGAAGTAATTCATATTAGAGACTTAAACTCATCTTCAATTTATAGAGGTTCTTCAAGACTTGTTGCCGCAGATAGAAACGTAAAAATTCTATATAAGATGCAATCTTTTCAGGAACAATTTTTTGATAATGGTGCAGTTGCAGGTCTTATACTTACTTCAGATAACACTTTATCACAGTCTGCAAAAGAAAAAACACTAGATTACTGGGCCAAACGTTATAGTCCTAAAAATGGTGCACGTAGACCAATGATCCTAGATGCAGGACTAAAGCCAGCTGTAGGTATCGCTACTACATTCCAAGAGATGGACTACGATACCAGTATTAAAACACATGATGTAAAAATACTAAAAGCTTTAGGCGTACCACCTATTTTATTAGATGGGGGTAATAATGCAAACATTTCACCTAATTTAAGATTATTTTACCTAGAGACTGTTTTGCCTATTGTAAATTCATTTACTTCGGCAATGGAGCGTTTCTTTGGGTATGATCTTGAACCTATAGTAAGTAATCTTTCAGCACTGCAACCTGATATGAAAGATACAGCAGCTTACTACACTACTCTAGTTAATGGCGGTGTAATGACACCTAATGAAGCTAGAGAAGGTTTGAGATTAACGCGAGATACAGATTCCGAATCTGATAAATTAAGAGTACCAGCTAATATTGCTGGCTCGGCTGCTAATCCTTCGGAAGGTGGGAAACCTCCTAAACCAAAAGATAGCAATAACACTACGTAGTATTTAAGGATATTATGGATAAAAACAAAGTACTACATTTAACTAGTGCTTTCTCCATAAAAGATTTACCTACCGCTGACCAGCAAATAGATTCTGTTTTTATCGAAGGATACGCAAGTACCAATGATATTGATAGAGCAGGGGATGTAGTGTCCCCCGCAGTTTGGCAAAAAGGTATTGAAAACTATCTGAAGAACCCTATTATTCTAGCACAACATGATTACGATGACCCCGTTGGTCGTATGGTTGAGCATAAAATAGATTCTACAGGTTTATGGATTAAAGCCCGTATTTCTGCAGCTGCAGAAATTTTTAATCTTGTAAAAGATGGGGTATTGACAGCGTTTAGTATTGGCTTCCGTGTTTTGGATGCTGAGTATAATTCTGCTGCTGACGTTTTCTTGATCAAAGAGGTAGAGCTATTAGAAATTTCAGTAGTTTCTGTTCCTTGTAATCAGAACACATTGTTTAGTTTGTCTAAGTCATTTGATACTGACAAAGACTATTTAGAATTTAAGAAACAGTTTGCACCTAAAGGCGACGTAGCTAATGGGCAAGAAACCACATCGGTTGCAAACAGTAATTCAACTCAAAAAGGATGGAATATGGATCCAAAAGAACTAGAGGCTCTACTTGCTAAGACTGCACAAGAAGCCGCTGATGCTGTTGCAAAACAAATTGCTGAAAAGGCTGCTGCTGAAAAGGCTGCTGCTGAAAAGGCTGCTGCTGAGAAGGCTGCTTTCGAAGCTCAAGTAGCTGCTGCTGTTAAGGCTCAAGTAGAAGTAGGTCAATCAGGCGCTGAAAAGTTGCTGGCTGACATTACTAAGAAGTTTGAAGAAACTACTCAAACTTCTAAGAAAGAAATTGATGAACTTATGTCTTCTCTGAAAGAGAAGTCTGAAGAGCTGGCACGTATTCAAGCTAGTAAGATGTCCTTTGTATCCGGTAGCAAGGCTGAAGAAGGCTATGCTGATCGTGAAAAGGCAGTTCTGCTTGCTAAAGTTATGGGTAAGGCTCTTGGTGAAACTAACTTTGGTAGCCAACTTATTCAAAAGGCCGGTGCCCACGTGCCTAGCGCAACTTGGGAACTAGAAGTTTCCATGAATATGGAAGCTGAAATTCGTCGTCGTTTGGTCGTAGCCCCTCTGCTACGTGCTATCCAAATGAAGACCAACGTTATGACTATCCCTGTAAATCCAGAAGCTGGTTTTGCTACTTGGGTTACTAACGCTCAGTTTGGTACTACTAACTCTCCTGGTGCTGCTCAAACGCATGCTCTGAAAGAAATTACGCTGAATGCGTACAAGGTATCTACCATGGAATACATGGCTTACGAAGAAGAAGAAGACGCTCTGCTAGTTCTTCTGCCTATCGTTCGTGACGCTATGGTTCGTCGTGTTGCACGTGCTGTAGATAAAGCCTACCTATTAGGTGCTGGTTCTGGTGGCGATCCTGTTAAGGGTCTTGCTATTTATGATGCTACCTCTGTTGTAACTCCTACTAATACCGGTGTTGCTACTATTGCTAACCTACGTGCACTACGTAAAGATCTGGCAGCTTGGGGTCTTGATCCTGCTGAACTAGCTTATGTTGTATCTACAGAAGTTTACTACGATCTGTTAGATGATACTAGCTTCCAGACCATGAATCAAGTTGGTACACATGCTACCCTGTTGACTGGTCAAGTTGGTTCTATCGGTAATACTCCAGTTATCGTAAGTGATGCATTCCCAACTAAGGCTGGTGGTTCATCTTCTGCATCAACTAATATCGGTGCTATTTGTGTTGCACCCGCAAACTTTATTGCAGGTAATCAACGCGGTCTACGTTTCGACACTCAAGAGCTTGTTGAAACTCAGCGTAAGGTAATGGTTGCTTCTCTACGTACAGGTCTGACTCAGCTTTCCACCGTTAATGGTGTTGGAGTTTCTGCCTTGAGATGGAGTTGATCTAATACTGAAGGGACTTCGGTCCCTTCTTTTATAAGTCTTGTTCTCAGGACTTATAAAAGAACAAAGAGGTGTTTAATGGGTGCCAATCTAACTACTAAAGAAAAATATAAGGCGTATGTAGGGATTTCTAGTACCAATAAGGACACTGAAATCGATACGCTTATTCCTATTGCCAGTGCTTTTGTTAAAACCTACTGCATGATGAGCTTCGTAGATAACTATGACGATGCTAAAGTGGAGGTTTATGATGGCGGAGCTAAAGATATTGATTTAGCTGAATACCCTATAGTGAATATTCAGTCGTTTGAATACTCTACTGATAACGGTCTAACATACACAGAGTTTGCGGAATATACTGACTTTGTGGTTAAAAAAGATATCGGTAAGTTAATTTCTACTGATAGGGTTAACGGTTTTCCAGATAGGCTAAATGGTTACAGAATTACATATACTTGTGGTTACGAAACTGTTCCAGCAGACCTAGAACTTGCTGTATTAGACCTGATTGATTACTATATTAGAAATGATAATAGTATTCATAGTCCTAAGGCTCCGGGTAGTAATACCGTACAAATAGATTACAGCTTACAAGATAGCCTACCGGGACATATTCGTAGAGTACTTGACTTGTATAAGGCTAATGCAATATAATGGCAACGATACCTAGACTAAAAAATAAGTTAAAAAATATACTTGCACATAGAAAAGGGACGGCAAGAGCCGCTCTTAACAAGTTCCCGCATTTTTTAGCTCTAGACGAAGAACTTCTGTATAAAATGTTAAGAAGTTCGTTCCCCTCTGATGAAGAATATATTAAAGTTCTATCCCTATTACTAGAACATATTAATTATATTACAAATGGTCGTACTATTAAGTCCGTAGGTTCTGATCTATATTATAATGGACAACTACTTACAGCTACTGATGTACATACGCGGAAAGCCGGTATTGTACCTGCAGTAATAAAAAGAAATGGCAAAGTATTAGGAATACTAGATTCTAGTTTTGAAAATATTCGTGATTCCATATTTACAAATTTTTTAAACAGCAGCAAGATAAAAAAATTACTATTAGATAATAAAAAATTCGATGTTGGTCATACAGAAGTATACACCGAATACAATATTTCTTCGGAGGGTAGGGCTGCTCAATCCGTAGCAGGCTATCAAGTAAACTCTGTAATAGACTCATTAGGACGAAGCATTGCATCTAATAGGTATTCAGAGGACAAGACTAGTACCTTAACCGAAATACTTAATCAAGTAATGAATGTTAGAGATAGTTTTGAAGTACATGCAGAGTATGGTAGGACTCTAGAAGTTAACTTCTCGAAAGAATTTAGAGAAGGACTTATTAGTGTAAATGCTAATATAGTTTTAATACAGGATAGAGATCAAAATAGATCCTGGAGTCAAGATGAAAAAGACTTTATTAAAGAAGTAAGGGAAGTACTACACACCCTGCATTTTAGTAAAAACGCACTAGAAGAAATTCAGGATCAAGTTATTAAAGGTTTATCTGGTAAAAAGATCCAATCTAGTAAATCAAGCGCTGTTATTTCAGAAACTATTGGGGCTATATCTAGTAGTATAAAACAAGATAAAATAAAATTACCGGTACTAAGAACCAAAAAAGGTACGTTCACCTCTCTTACCAGTATCAAGAACATGATTAACTTGCAGCTAATGGAACAGGTTGCAAAAAATATGGGCAAGGGAAATGCAAAAAGTATACTGAACTTTCGTACTGGACGCTTTGCAGCATCAGCACATGTAGAACAACTTGTACGTAATAAAGACCAATCTATTACTGCCTTTTACACGTACTTAAAATATCCCTATGCAACTTTTGAGCCCGAAGGTAGGCAAGGATATCCAGAGTCTAGAGACCCTAGGCTTTTAATATCAAAATCAATTAGGCAGCTTGCAGCAGAGCAAATGTCTGAACGTATGAAAACTATTTGTGTATGAGTAGACGTAAATCAATTGCTAATGCTTTAGTAGAAAAGCTGAAACTGATTGACGGTTCTGCTGAATATCAAAGCAATGTATTTGGGAATGTTTTCCCAAAATTAGTATACTGGGATCAATGTAGCGACTTCCCAAGTATATTTATAGTTACCGGTCAAGAGACTAGAGAGTACTTACCAAGCGATTTTGTTTGGGGTTACTTAAATATTTCTATAAAGGTATATGTTAGAGGCGAAGATCCTCAACAAGTATTAGAAGATTTATTAGAAGATGTAGAGAATGTAATAGATGCCAATAGGCAGCTAACGTACGATGCAGGCAATAACCTAGCAACTACAGAAATTGATATTACTTCTATTATTACTGATGAAGGTTTATTAGATCCCTACGGTGTAGGCGAGATAAACGTTCTAGTGCGCTATCAGGTTATTTAACCTTATTAGTTTATCAAAAGCTATACTAGATAAACGTCTAAAACGCTAGCGATAGACTTCCAAAAACAGGAGAAATCTATGGCATCAAACTTAAACCTGAAACGTAATAGTCGTGTATTTTTCACAACTAACGTTACAGTCGGTACTAATAAGGTTCAGTCGACCATTAGTCCAACAACAACCCAAGAACTAACTGTCCTAGACGGTTTTTCTTTTACTCAAGGTGTTAATGCTCAAGCTATTACAGTTAATGAAGCAGGTTCAACACCCACACGTGGTCAGCGTAGTTTCAAT